ACAAAATAATGTACGGCGTTATTTGGAAAAAAATGTTTAAATTCCGTTGCAAGCTGAGCAGCAAGAGTTTTGTTGTGTGAAATAATTAATGTAGGTTTTTGAATATGTTGAATCATATTTGCCATAGTGAAAGTTTTTCCTGTTCACGTTGCACCAAGCAAAGTTGCCTTGTGTTTTCAGCTTTCAAAAAGTTTTTTAATCTGAGATATTGCTTTCGGCTGATCTCAAGATGGTTGATAGGATGACTGAATATCGAACATTTTAAAATTAATAATTAAATTAGTTACGAGTGACGAGTGACGAGTAACGAGTACATAGTTACTGTTCACTTTTCACTGACCCTTATATTAAAATAAAACCAAAAATCCAAATCAAATTCAAATAAATAAATTTTTCTCCAACAAATACTATTTTTTGTGAATTTTGATGATTGGCATTTTGTTATATCGCCAACAAAAAATTTTTTATTAAATTTCATTTTTTTTCTACGCCGGATTAAAATTTGAAAATTAAACACAAAAAGTCAAGTGTAAAAAATCTATTGACTTTCTATTTTAAAAACATAAAATTGATTAGGAGAATTTGGAATACCTACAACCATAGGAAAGTCAGTTGCTAATGCTAAGTTTAAAGCATCTACTGCGGCTTCAATTTCTGCTGCTCCTGTGCATAAAACAGGGGTAGAGCATGCTAAATCTCCAGCTGCCATTTAAGAATCTGCTGCGCTTGTAACTAATTCCCAAGAGCCAATTAAAGCAGCTGCATTTATTTTAAAAGAAAGTTTATTTGCAGTTGTGTCATAAATTAACATTCCAACATTTCCTGCAACTTTTGTTTTTTCTGCTTTACTCATATGTGGAAGAATTAAAGAAGTTCTGCATTCGTCGCCATCAGCCATTTTTTATTTTACCTCTTTCTTTTTTGCTTTTTCAGCATTTGCCTTTTCAGCTTCTTCTAAAGAATTAAATCCTGCGTCTATGTCTGCCTTAAATTCTTCATAGTATTTTGAAAAATCATTCTTCCCAGTTTTTCCCTCTTTCCATGCTTTACCTAAATTATATCTTGATTCTTTTGTCATTTTAAGCTCTTACATTTGTCAAAAGGCATAAACTTTCTGGGTCTGTTAATTGGCAAACTCCAATCTCAGAAGCCCGTATTGTATATTTCTTTTGAGGATCTTTAATAACATCAACAGTTAATGCTTGTGTTTCTTTCCATGTTCCGCATGTCTTTTCCATTCCAACGAGAACTTTATCATTTGTTACAACAGGAGTTACATAAACTTTGCATCTCATGAAAGAGGCAACAAATCCGTTTAATGTGTTTCCTTCTTGTAACTTGAAAGTAGGATGTTTTAAGACTTTTTCATTACTCATAAAGTAAGTGAATGTTGCTTCATTCATTGCTATAAATCCTTTTCCAGATTGCATTATTGGGTATCTATCTGTAGATATTGCTTCAATACATTTTAAAATATCTATTGTTGGGTCTCTGTTAGCAACTGTTGCTGCATCCCATTCATAGCCTGCAGTTATGGCAACTGTGTTTATTGTGCTTGGAGTATCATTTTCTGAAAGTGTTAAATAAACTGTTCCATCTGTAGAATAAACAACTGCGTCTGATATGTCTGAGATTGTTTCTGCTTCTATTCTAATGTTTGAAGTTAAAATATCCTGCCAGTAAATTACACCCTCTCCTCCATGCTGTAAGATTACTGCATTCTTTAAAGTAACTCCTCTTTCTAAGAATGGAAAGTCTGCTCCTCTTGGAATGCCCTTAACTGCACTTCCTGTTCCGCCTGTCAAAGAAGTAGCTGTTTTTTGATAGAATGATTCAGTCCAAGAATTGCCGCTTAAATTCATTACAAGGTTTTTCATTACATATCTTTTTGGAGCAAAGCCTTTAATGTCTTTTTCCCAAAACTGCGCTCTTGTGTCTGCTTCAGAAAATGTATCTACCATTTAAAAGCCCCTCAAAGAAACTCTACATACTTCACTTGCGTCTTGGGTTTCTTGTAAATATCCAATCCATGCACCATTAAGAATGTCTGCTGCATCTGCTGAAACTATTAAATTTGCGCCACCTATTGCTACTGCTTCTCCTAAAATATTTGCTGCTGCTGTTGCTTTAATATCCCATACCCCATCCATTGCTGCACTGACAGTTGTAACTCCTGCTGCATAATCTGCTGCTGTAACTTCTTCGATTGCAATTCCTGCGAAAGACTGGTCAGCTGCTGAACTTGCTGCTACAGTATTAGGGTCTGCTGAGAAATATAAAATTGTTCCTTTGGCAATTGCTCCGGTTATTTTTCTTGTTTTAATAATTCTTGGTAACTCAATACAAACTGCCTCATCTGCCATGCCATAATAATAAAAAAAGAAGTTTAAATACTTTTCTAATTTGTCGGTATATCGGATAACTCTTTATTTTCTTCTTCTGCAGGAAATTCTTTAATCTTTTTTTCACAAAGAGCTACTATTTCCCTCGCCATATCTATTTGCATTAAATTAGTTTTTATAAGAATTTTATTTTCAATCGCTGTTTTTTCCCAGTCTTCTTTTGTAATTGGAATATCCATTTTTAAGTTGGATCTAACCCTGTTCCTTTATATCTTTCCTTTGCAGATTCTTTCCATTCTCTATCTGCTTTTTCCTCTGCTGTTTCCTGCTTTTTTGCTGGTTGTCCTGCGTAACTTCTACCGCTTACTAAAACCTCAGCTGCTGCCTTTTCAATCTTTTTTCTTTCATCTGTAATTGCAGTTAAAATCTTTTTATTTTCTTCCAGCATTTCTTTAGTTTCTTCAATAACAGATTTTCCTTCATCTGCAGAAGGATTAACTGCATCTGGATTATCTGTAGAATTCGGTTGTGTAGGATTATCTGTTTCACTCATAATAAAATATCTGTTTCACTACTTTATAAACTTTTCTTTATTAACTAAAAGGAGCGTTGTTTTTTAGGAAATTAAGGGAGAAAAAATCGGAGCGACTATTTCTTTTTAATTAATTCTTTGATTCTCTTAATTAAATCTTCAACTTCTTCTTTTTCAATTACGCCGTCTTTATCCTCGTCGATAAAATTAAAAACATAAGATAAGCACCAAAGGCCTAATGATTTAAGAATTTCAAAAATAAATTTCATTTAAGTATTAAAATACCCCCAATTATTAAAAGGCTTAAGGCCAGTGAAGTTCCAGAAGTCCAGTAAGCTATTGTCATTTTTTTTTCAATTCTTCTTAATGTTTCATAAATTTCTTTGTTGCTTACTCTGTAAAAACATTTTTCGTTCATATTCTTGCATCCTGCTTTCCTTTCTTTTTATCATCTTTAGCTGGCTGACTATTCACAGGTTTTTTATTTACTGGTGCATTTCCAACATCTCCTGCTGTTTCCATTACAGGCTCTAAACTTGCTGGGAATTCAAAGTTAATTTCAACACCAAGCTGTAGTCTTATTTGTTCTTCCATGAATTTTTGTTTTCTTTCTGTTGGTTGTTGGAAAGATAAATAAACTATCTTTGCACTTGCGTCTGTTGTTCCTTCACTCCATCCAATTATAACCTCTGGGCAGTTGCACGCACTTACAAAATTTCTTATTAAAGTATTCATATATTCGATTGCATCTGTTGCCGAGGGAATTGTTGCTCCATCCTGTGCCTTTATACTATCTTTTGGCACTACTGTTATTTCACAACCTTTGTAAATTGCATTATTTAATTTTGCTTCAATACTTGTTAAAGTTGCATTGTCATCTGTGTTTGCTTCATAAATTCTTTGAGGTTTTACAATTTTGTGAAATCTAATTCCTAAATCTTCCTGTAATTGCTTAATTTGTTTTATAATTGGCTCTGCTCTTTTTGCTAAACTCTTTCCGTGAATTTCATCTGAAAGTCTATTCCAGCATAAATGAAATATTTGTTTTGGAGTGAAAGTCTGTGTCTTTCCGCCTATGTTCTGCTCGTACCTATCTAAAATTCCATATTCATTTGCTACAATTTTTATTTTTCCTGAATTTAAAGGTTTTAAATTTGTTATTCTTCCTGCTTTATCTCTCACTATCTCCGCGAAAGAATCTCCACAAATTAAAGCAGTTCTTAAAAGATTTTCAAAGATAGAATTAATATCATCTTTTCCCCATCCAGTTATATCTTTAATTTTTTTAATTTCTTTTTCATCTCCTTTAAAACCTTTTCCTACTGTCCAGCCTGCCAAAATATCAACTAATGCTCCAAATATTGCCACTTCTTCATAATATCCGTTCCATTTATCAAACTCTACCGTGAAGTAACTTTCATTTCCTGTTGCTCCATCTGTGCCTATTGAAGTTCCATTATAAAAATCTGTTGTGTTTGCAGTAGGGTCTGAATAAGAATTTGTGTTTTGAGTGCCTACAACTGCATTATTTAAGTCTAAACTCATGCTTTTCACAAGATTTCACACTATTTAACACTTTCTCACATCTTTTCACAAAGCAACTAAAGCAATCTTTTTCCATGTTTTATCTTCAATGCAAATGTATAAAAAATCTGCATCAAAGCGAACTTCGCCTTTTTCTCCATCTGCATTTGTTGGAGTGCTTTGTTCAGTTAATAAAATTGTTCTGTCAGAATCCATTTTTAAGTTACTGCAGCCATCCACTTTTGAATATCTACATCTTTTAACTCTGCAATATATTTTTCTGCTTCATTCATTAAAGTTAATTTCATCCCTTCTGCTTCCAGTCTTGAAGTATATCCCGCCATGTTATAATTTATAACTTTTATTGCAGCTAAACTGGAGATTATTTCATCAACTATATATTTTACATCTTCGTTTAATGCTGCATAAGCATCCGTCCAGTTTTTCTTTGTTCTTACATTTAAAACACTTTCTGCTGATTGTACATAAAGAGATATATTTGCTAAACTTTTAGAAGTTGTGTCTGCTCCTGCTCCTGCTTTTGCTATTGTGTTGTTATAATTATCATAACTTGCTGAGCCTGTCGTATAAGTTGTTCCGTAAATTTGAAAAGCTAAATCTTCTGTTCCTCCTGGAAAGTCATCATACATTTGTTCTTTCCAAATTACTCCTCCATCTATTGAATAATAAGCTAATCTTTGTCCTCCCCCATAACTTCCGCTATAAATTGTTAAATAATTTGCGGCCGTTAATGTTTCCATGTGATTTAAAACTATTGCGTATGATGTTGATGCTTCTAAAACTGTATTTCCTGTGAAATTATTACATAAATACCATCCAACAGCTCCAATATCTGCAAAGGCAATACTTCCCGAGCATAATTTTTCGTTTAATACCATTGTTGAGGTTGTGTAAGAAGTTACACTCCAAATTTCTACTGTTAAATCTCCTGTTGGAGTTCCGTTTTTTGCTAAACCTAATTTTATGCTGCTTAAATTAAATTTTTCATTCTTTCCCACTAAGCCTACATTAAAAATCTGTCCAATTAGAACTGTATTTATATCAGATACTTCTACAGTCCATTCTGCATCTGAATCTGCGAATGCTGATGTACTATTTTCATAAAGATTTGCCATATTAAAACGAATGCACAAACATATTTAAACTTTTATCCTGTATGCAACCCCATAAAGCTCTTATAATTCCTTCTGCAATGTGGGAATCGCTTCCGAAAATCTTGCCTTCATCATCATATTGTATAGAAGAAAGTGAGGCTTTAATTTCATCATCATCTAAAAGCAGAATCTTATTCTGCTCCATATATCTCAATAAATTAATGTACATTTCCTCTTTTAATAATTTCTTTGATTTTACCCCTTCATTATCTAAAGGACGAGAAGCATTATTTAATCCAAAAGTTTTATTTTTTGTTTTTTCTTCGCTCATTAATTCAGAGAAAACACCGAAGCCCAAACCTCCATCATCTACATTTATGCTTTTAAAATTGTAATTAATATTTAATTCTTTAATTCTCTGCGTGGTTTCAGTTGTTAATTTTTGTCTTGTAACTTCACTTTCTACCTGTTCAATTAAATCTTTATTTGTTCCGTCTAAAATTTCATGAGCATTTACATCTTTTCCAAATCCTGCAACATCTCCTCCATAATAATATTTTCCCTTACGAAATTCTTTTCTTCTTTTTAAAATGCAACGCGTTTTAATCATTTCATCATTAAAGAGCCTTCTAATTTCATCTAAGAATTGCGCCAAATATTCCTGTGCATATTCTAACCTTGACATTCTTTCCTTTTGCTTTAATAAAAATTCTTTTGTGTGTCTTGGGCAATCTTCCGCGGAGACATAGAATTTTTTAAAAGTTTCATCCTTTGAGCATTTATAGAAAAATCTTTCACTTCCGTCTTCATGCTTTGTTCCTGCAGGAGTGCTTGCTATATCCATACTTCCATGAGAAACCGATAAAGTTGGAAGTGCAGAAACGAAGTAAAGTTCATCCATACGCGAGCCTTCATCAACCATCAATTTTTTTAAAGTATAACCTCTCGTGCTGTCGCCTTCTTCTCCAGCAGCATAACATAAAATTCCTTTTTGTAATTTTCCAGCTTTAAACATTAGTCTGTGCATTGTTGGCTTATTATCTCTGTCTTTGCAGATTAAATTAGAATATTTTGCTTCTGCGTAAATTTGGGCTTTTTTTAAAACAATCATTGCCTGCCTTTCAGTTAGTGAAGAAATTAAAACTACATCGCCCTCTGAAAAATCATTAATGCACATTTCCACTGCTTTAATTGAAAGTGCCGTAGTTTTTCCGCATTGACGGCCTGAAAGTAAAAAACAATCTTGATTCCACTGAGTTTCAATATATTCTTTTTGCCATGGATCTAAAGTAAGCCATGGGCGGTTTAAATCATAATCCATTTTTCTTTTTTTCTTCCACAATTCTAAAAACACCTTGTTTTTTCTTTTTTCCGTAATGCTGCACGATTGTTTTCTTTTGTCCTATTTTAATTCTTGGCATATTTTCTCTTTTGTTGGCGCTCCACATCCCCAGCAGATATCGGGCATTCCAGATTTAATTCTATATCCACAGCCGCAATTTATACATTTTTCGAGTTTTATTTCTTCTTCCATAAAATTTTTTGTGAGGTCCTAAATAACATATTAAATATAAACATTTAAGATTCGCTGTTCTTCTTTTGTTTTGGATTGATTAGTTTGAATTGCATAAACTCCATAATTGTAGTTGATTGTTTTTTGTTTAATAAGATATATTCACTAAGTAAATCATCAACCCTTTCTGCTGGTATATCCCAGTTCTTAGTAAATGATTCTCTCCATATTGCATGTTTCTTTTCTTCTAAATCCTTAGCTTTCTCTGCCATCTCTGCATCATACTCTGCGTCCATTCTTGCTTTATCTTTAAGTCTTTGCTTTTCTTCTTCTGATATTTCAACTTCTAATTTATCAACTTCTTTGTATAAAGTTTCAGCTTGCTTAATCTTTTGTTCTTTTATTTCAGTTAGTGGCTTTCCTTTATTGAAGTAATCTCTTAATAAGTCTGCAACTAATGCGCTTCTATTTTCTACTTTGCTTAATTCTTCAGTTAGTTCCTTTGAAAGATAAATGTTTATTGCTCCCATGGTTTCCAGTGGAATA